CTTGCAGAACACGCAATTCAGTCAGGGATGAAATTTGCTTCTCTGTCAAACTATGGGCTAGAGGGCGCACATACGACTCTGGACATTGCTGGACAAAAAGTCCCACACTATCCACGCGGATTTACTCTGTATTCAGTAGATGTTATGGATACTTGGTATAACGACTTTGCCAACAGGCACAAAGATACAAAGACAGTCCTTATGACCCTCTACGATGTATGGGTCTATAACGACCTGAAGTTTGATGGACCAATTGTTTCTTGGGTTCCACTAGATCACATAACACCGCCGCCAAAGGTAATTGAATTTCTAAAGCGTGAGAATGTAACTTCAATCGCCATGTCGCCACACGGACAAGAACAACTAGCTTCAGTGGGCATTGAATCTACCTACATCCCGCATGGCATAAACACAAAGATTTACAAATCAACACCGCAAATTCAGGGAATGCCAGGTAGAGAATTTATGGCTGTCCCAGAAGATACTTTCCTAGTCGGTATGGTTGCAGCCAATAAAGCCAATGGACAAATCCACCGCAAGGCTTATGCGGAGAACCTCTTAGCCTTTGCTATCTTCCACAAGAAATACCCGAACTCACAGATTTACATTCACAGTGAGCCATCTCGTGCTTATGGAGGATTCGACTTAGCTGTTCTACTGAAGTCGGTAGGGCTAGACAAATCGGCTGTCATTCTGCCAGACCGCGACATGCTACGCACTGGATACCCAGACGAAGCCATGGCAGGTTTCTACACCGCGATGGATGTTCTACTCTGCACTTCTTACGGAGAGGGATTCGGTATCCCAACCGTGGAGGCTCAGGCTTGTGGAACTCGTGTTATTACAAGTAACTACGCTGCTTCCAAGGATCTAGCCTCAGAAGATAGTTGGAAAGTAGAGGGACAACCGTTCTGGGATGAAGCTCAGTCATCCTTCTTCTCAGTGCCATCTGTAAACAAGATTGTCAACGCACTGGAGGAGGCTTATCACGCAGAGCGTGGAACTAGTCAAAAGGCAGTGGACTTTGCACAACAGTTTGACTTCGAGTTACTGTGGCGCGAGAAGTGGACACCATTCTTTAGCAAACTATTCTCGTGAAGATAGCAGCCCTAGCCCCGTTTCCATTTGCCAATGGAGAGTTCGGTGGCGCTGAGCGGATTGACAACCTGCTTACCAGCATCAAGCATCCAGTCAGGGTGTTTATTGCCAACAGTGGAGCAACAGGCATTGAAAAGTATAAAAACTTGGAGATGGTCTTTGTAAAGATTCCACAAGACACGGGAGCATCCGAATACGACTTTGCCGTTTCTAGAAGCGCCAAGGAATGCTTTGGACAACTGCTGTCTGACTACAATCCAGACTTGGTTATCTTGGAACACCCATGGCAAGTGCAAGCTATTGATGGACAAAAGTTTGTTTATGATGCTCACAATAATGAAGCTGAAATAAAGCGCCTAATCCGTGGAGACGCACAAGCCAGCGAAGCTGGTCAACTAGAAGCACTAGCATTGGACGCCGACCATGTGACCTTCTGCTCGGAAAGCGACAAGCTAACAACAAACAGCCCAACGACTTGGATTCCGAACGGCACTGAATGGCCTAATGCTAAAAATTCAGTTGGAAAAGCTTCTAAGGTTCTGCTGTTCAGCGGTAGCGCCCACCCGCCTAACATTGGTGCGGCTATCACCTTGGCTGGCCTAGCCCCCGCTTTGCAGGACTATGAAATAGTAATAACTGGGTCATGCTCTGAAATGATTACAGGCCAAGCGCCTAATGTTCATCTGCTTGGCCATGTCACGAAGAAAACCTTGAATTATCTAATGAGGACAGCACATGCCTTTGTCAATCCGATAGCGGCTGGCTCAGGCACTTCCCTGAAGGTCATAAAATCGCTAAGCTACGGCTTGCCAGTTATTAGCAGTTCAATTGGAGCCAGGGGCTATGAGGATGGCTGCATTGTGGCTAAAACGGCCCAGGAGGTCATAGATTCTTTGGAACGCCTGAAATCACCATCTGAATGGGAAATGGCCTCAGAACGCAGCGTAGCCTTTGCCAGACCCTATTCCTGGGAGGCCGTGGGAGCCAAATTCAATCAAGTTATAGAAGGGCTGTTATGAGCGAGGATCAGAGGCTAGGTTCGCTGGTTTCAATCTACAAATCTAGATTCGGTGAAACCGCCAGTGTTATCTGGGATTGTGGCACTAGGGATGGCGATGACGCAGCTTATTTGGCGGCTGAGCTACAGGCTAAAAAAGTAATCGCTATTGACGCTAACCCAATAGCAGTAGAGCGCACAAAAAACAAGTATCCGCATTTTAGGGTTATTCATACAGCAATCACCAACTATGACGGGCTAACCACTTTTGACATGATTCAGTCCCAGCGCAAGGATTATGCAGGCTCATCTTCAATTATCCGAGTTCAACACTTTGCTGGAGCTAGTTATCACACTATTACAGTTTCGGCCAACAGAATGGACACGCTAATAAAGGGGCTTGAGCCTATTGACCTAGATCTGGTCAAGGTGGACATAGAGGGGTTTACCTACGAGTTCTTGGAAGGCATGGGCGAGCATCTAAAGCGAGTCAAGGTTTTTCACCTGGAAACCGAAAAGCTTCAGCGCCATGAGGGGCATAAGACATCCAGCGAGGTGAAAGCTTTCATGGAAAAAGCTGGCTTTGAGCTTGTTGAAGTCAGTTATGAGTGGGGTCCATTCATAGAGGACCAAATCTGGGTCAATCCGACTTTAGCGATAAACTAGAGCCATGGCGATTACTAATGGCTACACTACCCTGCAAGAAGTCAAGGACATTCTGCGCCTAGGCACAGCAGTTACAGAGGATGACGGATTACTTGAGCGCTGTGTTGAATCAGCCTCTAGACACATTGAGCGCTACTGCGAAAGAACTTTTACCGCAGGCTCAGCTACTCGCATCTATACCCCAAATGATTCTTACCTTGTAGAGATTGATGACCTTATCACTCTAACAACCCTAAAGACTTCCACAGATGCAGATGGCAGCTTTGACACCACCTGGAAAATAACTGACTATCAGCTTGAGCCACTAAACGGTATCGCTGGTGGCGTTTATACGCCATACACTCGCATCCGTGCTGTGGGTGACTTCTTATTCCCAAGCGTCAACTTCCCAGACTCACAGGGAGAAGCAACTGTTCAGGTTGTTGGACTATTCGGTTTTGGAACTGCTGTTCCTACCGACATTCGTCAGGCTTGCAATCTTCTGGCTGTTCGTGAATTCAAGCGCTATGACTCACCTCTTGGTGTTGCTGGATTCGGTGAGATTGGTGTTGTTCGCGTTAGCAGAACGGATCCAGACATTGAATCACTACTTGCTCCATTCCGTAAGCCAAGGATGGCCTAGTGGCTGACATAAGCGCGATTCGACAGGGCATCGCAACCAATCTGGCAACCATTAGCGGACTTCGTGCGTCTGCTGAAGTGCCAGACAACCCAACGCCGCCAATTGGTGTGGTCAACATGGAGAGCGTTGAATACGATGGGGCAATCAATGGTGGTCTAGTGACCTATAACTTCGTTGCAACCGTTATCGTAGGCCGTGCGGCTGAGAGGCAGATGCAGCGAAAACTTGATGCCTATTGCAGTCCGACAGGCTCAGACAGCGTGAAAGCTGCGATAGAATCAGATAAGACTCTTTCGGGGTTGGTGTATGACCTGCGGGTTGAACGCGCTACTTCAATAGGGTCTATAACCATAAACGACCAAACCTATCTGGCGGCTGAATTCACAGTCACCGTCTTTGCATAAGGAGAAAATAAATGCCAAAATTCGTTGTCACTGCAAATACAGTGACCCTAAACGGAGGAACAGTTAGCCCAAGCGTAGCTCGTGCAGAACTTGTTCTGAGTTCAGCCGAGGTTGATGTAACAGACTTCGGTTCTAACGGCTGGACAGAGGTAATCGGCGGACTAAAGTCTGGAACCGTTTCCCTGGACTTCCACTCTGACTTTGGTGCTGGAGCAGTATCTACACTATTCCAGGACCTTGTTGGAACCATCGGCACTGTAACCATGATCGCAGGAAACGGAACTGCTCCATCGGCTACGACCCCGCGTTATACTGCAACAGTGCTAATCAACTCCTTCACCCCAGTAGCGGGTGCAGTAGGCGACCTCAGCACCTTCAGCGTATCGTTCCCAACCACGGGAGCAGTAACTTACGCAACAGCGTAGTAAGGAATAAAAATGCGATTCAACCTAGTAATTCAGTTCGCAGACAAAACTAAAAAGGAAATCACGGCCAGCGCTGCTGACCTGGTTGCCTTTGAGGACAAATTCAATGTCCCAATCGGCTCGCTCGCTACTAGCCAGCGTCTAGGACACCTGTTGTTCCTAGCCTGGCATAGCGAGTTCCGCCGCAAAGCAACAACTCTGGACTTCGAGGCTTGGCTGGATACAGTTGAAAGCGTAGGAGAATCAGAAACAGACCCAAAATAAAGGGTCTCGGTGATGAGTCCGCACATTGGTTCATCGCCGCTCTTGCAGTAGAGACGCACATCTCTCCGCGTGAGTTGATGCAACTCAGCGACAGGATGTTGTGGACTATGTATCGCTGGATAGTAGCTAAGAACGTTAGCAAATGAGAGCCGCCCCTTCGGGGGCGGTTTTTCTCATTGCGGTAGAATTGTTTGAAAGTAAGGCGGTCTCCCTTGTTTCTAGCTTCCATTCTTGGCTCGCTAACTCGGTCATACACGATGTCCGCCGCTAGTGGCTGGGCCAGAGTAGCTGGCGCAAGTGGTATGGCAATTGGCGATTACAATGCCCTAAAAGAGATGGACATTACCAATTCAAAAGCGGTAGTTGTTTTATCTGACCTAAAAAGTCTTGAAAAAGCCCTGAATGAACTCGGTCCAGAGGCTTTGAAGAAGTTCAAAAAAGATGCTCGCCAACTCGGAACGCCAGCTCGTGATGCGCTTAGAAGCGTATTCAGATCAGTCGGTATTCATGGTCCCCTAGGCGCTCCAAGGCGTAAAGGCAGGACTTATGACAAGATGTCCACCAATTACAACAGAGGGCATTTGTCTTACTCCCGTGGAGTTGCCATGGCATCTTCTTCTCGCGGTATTGATGTCAATTACAAAAATAGGACAGAGGGCAAGGCGCTGCGCGATTTAGCCAGAGCGCAAGATGGCACTATCTCAATAGTTAGACTTTTAGTCAAGTCGCCTGCTTACATTGTGGCTGACATGGCTGGAAAAAGCAACAGGGCTAAAAAAGCAGTGGGGTCTTTTAGCCGCGAATACCAGACAGATTTATTCGGTAGGGGCGTAGTTACCAAACGCCATGTCATTACGCCAGCCCGCAGGGTAGCAATTGATGACTGGCTACAGGCTTTGGATAGTCGCGCTCACAATAGGCGACAGGGAAGGGCTTCGCGGTATGCGTGGCCAACTATGGAAAAATACATGAGCAAGCACAAAACAAATGCTTCTCAGTTGATGAATGATGTTATTACCATGATGAACAAAAGGCTGGAACAGTAATGGCTTTACAGAACCTGATACTCCCGATTCTTTCGGTCTTTCGCAGTGCTGGTCTGCAACAGGCGTCTGGCGCACTCAGGGGACTAACTGGCAACTTTGAAAGCCTGGCTGGAAAGATTGGTCTAGCCGCTGGTTCATTTGGAGCTTTTTCTGCCCTTACATCTGCCCGACAATTCACAATAGATTCGGTCAATGCAACTGCTCAGTTTGAAAGAAACCTGCTTGGTCTAAATCAGGTATTTGAAAACATCACGCCGCAGATTCGTAACTTTACAAAGCAGGTAGAGAACTACGGTTTATCACAAAGCCAAGCAGCTCAAGCTTCAGTGTTCCTAGGTTCTGTTCTAAAACAATACGGATTTACAACTCAGCAATCAGCAGATCAGACCGAAAGACTTGTAACACTTGCACAAGACTTGGCCACTACCTATGGCTATGACCTACAGACTGCCCTTCTAGCTATCACAGCCCTATTCCGTGGTGAATACGACCCGATTGAAAAGTTCGGTGTCGCCATGAAGCAAAGCGAAGTAAATGCTCGTCTTGCTGCTGAAGGAATGGGCGACCTGGAGGGTGAGGCACTAGCGCTGGCTCAAGCCCAAGCTCGTCTCACAATGCTGTTTGAAAGAGCCGATGATGCTGTTGGTGCTTTCACTAGAGCTTCTGACACTCTTTACGCATCGCAACAACGACTAAATGCCATTGTTGGCAATTTACAAGTTGCTTTTGGAACACCACTACAAAAGCCACTGGCAGAAGTAAACAACATCTTTGCAGACCTAGCTCAAGAATTCGGTCCACAGGTCGTTGACATTGCCAACTCTCTTGGCGGTGCTATAGAGTCCCTGGCTCCATTTATCAAGGTTCTAGGCGAATCGTTCTTCCTGCTTTTAGCACCATTACAACAGGTTATTGATTTGCTTAGTATGTTCCTCAACATACTGGGTGCAATCACTGTTCCAGTTTTAGATGCCGCAAATAAAATAGGCAATCTTTTAGTATTGGCTCTTGATGCTTCTACATCAAGCCTAAGTAGAGCAACGAAAGAAGCCCTTGATCTTGTTGCTGCATTCTTGCAAC